GGTACTAAGTGGAATGATGCTGCTGACAACCCAACTAATGCAAACTTAGCAACAGCTAACAAGTGGGCTATCACATACGATGCTGACTTGATCCCATTAGTTCAGTTAACAGTTAACTCTCCTCTAGACACTTCAACATATTAATTTTATTATTAATTTGTGGTCATCAAGCCTCATCAATTATTGGTGGGGCTTTTTCTTTACGCTACAATAAAACTAAATTACTTATTAATCGTGGCAGCTACTATAACAGCAACATTATCAAGTGCTAGTGCAAATAGCTATGTCACATTGGCAGAAGCTAATACATATTTTGAAACCGTACCAGATTCAAGCACCTGGACAAATAAAACAGACGATCAAAAGAATAGAGCATTGATAGCAGCTACAAGATGGATAGATACTTTTGTATTTTATGGAGATAGATGTGACAATGGACAGGCACTTAAGTTTCCTAGAAATAACTATAAAGTTGATGATGTTGAATTAGCTTGTACCGCAATTCCAAATGATATTAAGTATGCACAATATGAATTAGCCAGGGCTTTAGCAAATGATACTGGTGCTATTACAGGAACTACTGGAACAGACGGTAATTTTTCTGAAGTAAAGTTAGGAGATATAGAGGTTAAATATAATACAGCTAGTCAGGGAACAGGAGCGATAAACAATATTCTAGACGTTTACCCTTGGTTACAAAGTTATCTTGGAGCGTATATGCTAGGTGGAGCAGGTGCTTATCAAATGCGAGTGGTTAGAGGATAATGGCAGGACAACTAGATACAGTATTAAAAAATATAGCTAAACAGGTAGTTGCTCAACTTGGCGATTCTTTGGATACAACTATTGTTTATACACGAAAAGGAGTATCAAGTTACAACAATGAGACAGGAGAATACCATACAGTAGATACAAATTACACAATAAAAGTTCCTATTGAATTTATAAGATCCAGCGAAGAAACAGGCTTTCAAGAAAATGTAGCAAGAATGTATATAACCCCCGATTTGATTGGAGATAGTCAGCCTTTATTACAAGATGAGATTACTTTAACATTTTCTGGATCTAGCAGGAGTTGTAAAATAACTAATATTCTTACTCAAAAAGGCGGTCAAGAATACTTATTTAGAGTTGATGTTATTTTCTAATGACTTTAGTAAACGCACGAGCAGCATTTGAAACCGCAATCCTAAATGCGGTAACAGACGCAGATCCTACTGTATCTGTAATTTTTGATAATACACCGTTTAGTTCTCCAGGTAAAAATAAAAAATATGTGATGGTAAGTTTAGACTTTAATCAATCTACTATTCAGACTCAGGGAGCAGCATCAAGTTTTTATTCGGGTTCTATAAGATGTGGAATTATGACACCACCCCATAAGGGAAGTGCAGTGGCTTCTGCAATAGCCGAAACAGTTATTACAGGTCTTACTTCTGTAAATAAATCAACTTATGTAGATACTTTTTCTGTTACTCCAAGAGTATTACAAATAGAAGGTCCAACTTCCGTTAATGTGGAAGAAGATAGTCATTACTTATCTGTTGTAAGTTGCGATTTTACTGCTAATGCCTAAAGATTTTAAAAAACACTTTACTAAAGACTTAGGAAAGGCGATTACTAAGGGAAGAAAAGAGGTTGCAAAAACAGTAGCTCGTTCTTTAATTGAAAAAGGTCCGTGGTGGACAGGAACATTTGGAGAAAACTGGATCGTATCAAAAAGTCCTGTACAGGCAACTAAGAAAAGAAAACCAGACTTTCCAAGTTATTTGATCCCTGACCCAACAGCCAGGCAAATAAAAAATCCAAGAGTTCCAAATGTAACATTGAATCAAGATTTATTTATTGGTAACAGAGCTAAGTATGCTGGTTTTGCTATTAACGCACCAGGGCAGACAAGACCTAATTTAAAAGGAGAACCTGTTACTTATGCGGAGCATGGTAGAGATTTTAATTTAACTGCTACAGGAGGACCAAATTGGTACAATATTTATACAAAAAGTGGTCTTATTAACAAAGATATAGCATTAGCGTTTAAAAAGGTTGGCTTTAAGTAATAAAGTAGTAGTATAGTAAATGAATGTACTAATTTATTTTGCATGGCAACAGAAAGAGCAATCGACAAACTAAAGCAAGCGTTTAGTTTAAACACTAAAAGTAGTTACTCTATTTATAAAAATGGAGAGGTAGTATTGACTGTTTATTGGACACCCTTAACTATTGCTGATAGAGATACCATAAATGCTACTTTAATAGCTACTAATAAAGGACAGGAAGAAGGTAGTTTAGATTTTGCACTACAGGTAATAATAAATAAGGCAGAAGATGAAAACGGACAAAAATTATTTAGTGAAGGAGATAAACCTAGTCTTAGAAGAGAAATACCATTGTCAGTATTATTGGAACTTATGACAAAGATGCAAGAGTTGGGCGAGGAGGTTGGCCCTGATGCCGTAAAAAGCACAACTTGATAAAGACAATTATTTATACCTTCAATTTTTTATTGCGGAAAATTTAGGTATAACATTGGATTATTTAAAGAAGAATATGACTTTAGAAGAAATGTATGGCTGGAGTGCGTATTTTAGATTAAAAGGTGAGCGAGAGGAAAAAGCATATAAAGATGCACAAAAGAAGGCTCAATATCGTAAGGTACGCTAAACTAAATGTAATGTTTTATCGAGATTAGTGGCATCTAATTACGAAGTTAATATAAAACTGAATACCAGGACTGTTAATAAACAGCTAAATAATCTTGAGAAGCGTATATCAAAGTTAAATAGATTAGCTCAAGGTGGTAGAGCAAATAGAACAGTACTGCGTAATGAACAGGAAAAAATAAAAAAGACGGGCCAAAGACTTGGACTAGAAAATAAAATTCTAAAAAGAAAACAAGATCAAGTAAAAGTAGATAAACAGGCTTTAGAAGTTGAAAAGAAAAGACTCAATTTACAAAATAAGCCTCGTAGTGGAGGCGGTGGTGGAGGTAAAGGCAAAGCAGGAGGAAATCGTTTTGCTACTGCTGGACAAAGTGCAATAATTTCTGGTGCATTTCCTTTATTATTTGGACAAGGACCATTAGTAGCTGGTGCTGGTGCATTGGGTGGTGGACTAGGATCATTATTTGGTGGTCAGATGGGAGGTTTTGCAGGAGGTTTAGCAGCTACCTCTATTGCAACACCTATACAACAACTTGGTATAGAGGCAGCAAAACTGGGTCAAGCACTCGATCCAGCAACTAAAAACGTAGAGGCACTTACCGCAGCATTAGGAGTAACTGGAACTGAATTTGAAAAACAAATTGCATTACTTAAAAAATTAGGAGATGAGGAGGCAGCCTTCGAGTTAGCAAGACAAAAAATGATAAATCTAATTGGGAAGAGTGGAGTAAATAATATGACTAAGTTTGGTCAAGAAATGACAGAACTAGGAAACAACTTTACAAGAGTAATGACATTGATGAAAAATTCAATGGCTAATTTTATACAAAACTCTGGTATTTTAAAACTTATTGCTGGTGCGGTAGAGAAATCAGCTTTAATAGGTCAAGCACAGGCTTCTGGTAGAACTTCAGACACAAAAGAAGGTAAAAGAATAGACGAATTATTAGGACTAAGAAAGCGATTTAAGATTACAGGAGGAGGAATGAAGAAAGAAGATGCAAATGCAATGTTGGACTTTTTGGGCAGAGATAAGGGCAGAGGACTTTTTGGTAGTGTTAATGTTACTGATGCAGCCGAAGCTAAAAAATTAATAGAAGATGAAATTGTAGCTTTACAGAAAAAAATTAATATGAAAGATACCGAAGCTGAAGCTGAAGCAATGATCGAAGCGATACAAAAGTCTAGAGTTAACAATTTAGATAAGGAAATAGCAATGCTGGAGCGTAGTTTAACTATGAGTTCTGAGGAATTTGAAATAGAACAACAGATTGCTGACATGAAAGAAGAAGGACTAATAAAAGATGAAGAGGAGATAAGAAAAAAACTTAAAAAGATACAACTTCTAAAGAAAGAAGCCGAGGAAGCAAAAAGAGCAGAAGATTTATTTAAAAATATAGGTAAAACTATAGAAACTGGATTAGTAGATGCTATTGAAGGTGCGATAAACGGAACCAGAACTTTAGGTGAAGTAGCCAGCAGCGTGTTTGCACAGATACAAAGATCACTTATACAATTTGGGGTTAACTCTTTATTAGGAGCTATTGGTATTCCTGGATTTGCAAATGGTGGTAGACCTCCCGTTGGTAAACCAGCAATAGTGGGAGAAAAAGGGCCAGAATTATTTGTACCTGATAGAGCAGGAACTATAATTCCAAACAATCAATTAGGTGGATCTACAAATGTAGTTGTAAACGTAGATGCTTCTGGCTCGGCTGTTGAAGGAGATGAAGATAGAGGTCGAGAACTTGGTCGCCTTATATCAGTTGCAGTACAATCTGAAATAGTACAACAAAAAAGACCTGGAGGTTTACTTGCTTAATGGCTACTTTTCCTTCAATAACTCCGAAATACGGGCAACAAAAAAGGTCCGCACCAAATACTAGAACAGTTCGTTTTGCTGATGGATACGAGCATCGCATATTATTTGGCCTCGCACAAAATCAAAATCCAAAAATATTTAACTTTACGTTTGAAGTATCAGAAACAGATGCAGATACTATAGAAACATTTTTAGATGCAAGAGCAAATGATAGTGCCAGCTTTGATTTCACTCCGCCAGGAGAAGCTAGTTCATCCAAATTTGTGTGTGAAAGTTGGTCAAAATCTATTCCATTTTTAAATAGAGCAACAATACAGGCAACATTTAGAGAGGTATTTGAACCATGACCGTTGCTTCTGTTTGGACTGCTAATACAACTAAAAATACAGGTGACATTGTTTGTCCTACTAATGGTGTTGATGGAATGTTCTTTCGTGTAACAACACCAGATGGAAACTCAACTGGTGCTACGGAACCTTCATGGACAAAAATTATAGGTCAAAGTGTTTACGATGGAAGTGTTGTTTATGAAGCTTTTAGTAGTATTTTTGATGATTTATCTAAAATAAATCCTACATCTGTTATCGAATTATTTAGTCTTACATTTAAAACAAATATACATGGAACTAATGGTGGGATACCTTCGGTTAATAACGAGAATAATATCTATAGATTTCATTCTGGTACAAACGAAGTGAATCAGAATATTACATGGGCAGGAAAACAGTATGAGAGGTTTCCTGTTGTGGCCGAAGGTTTTGCTTTTCAAAGAGGTCAAGTACCACGACCCAAGTTAATAGTAAGCAATGCTTTCGGAACTATATCTGCAATCTTACAATCAGTAAATACAATCACTGCTGGAAATGATCTTACAGGTTCTACTGTTACAAGAATAAGAACATTAGCGAGATTTATAGATAATGCAAATTTTACAGGTAATAATCCTTTCGGAACGCCTGATCCAAATGCAGAATTTCCTAGAGAGATATATACAGTAGATCGTAAATCGGTAGAAACTAGAGAAATTGTTGAATTTGAATTAGCAGCAGTATTTGATTTAGCTGGCGTAAGAATACCAAAAAGACAGTGTACTCGTGATTTATTTCCCAGTATTGGTACGTTTATTGCATGAATTGGAGAGATCAAGCATTGGTTCATGCGAAAGACCAAAATCCTAAAGAATCTGTAGGATTATTATTAAATATAAAAGGTAAAAAACGATATTATCCATGTGAAAATTTAGCAATAACAAATCATCAAGAGTTTATTTTAAATCCAGAAGATTATGTAAAAGCAGATAATTTAGGAGACATTATCGGTATTATCCATAGCCATCCGTTTTGTTCACCAGAACCTAGTCAGGCAGATAAAGTAAGTTGTGAAAAAAGTAATTTACCTTGGCATATTGTTAGTCCTCAAACAGAAGAATGGACATATTTAGAACCATCGGGATATAAAGCACCTTTATTAGGCCGTAAATGGGTTTGGGGTGTTACAGATTGTTGGGGTTTAGTTGTTGATTGGTATAAAGAAAAAAGAGAAATTGAATTAAAAGATTATGAAAGAAATATGAGTTGCGATGAATTTTTAATTAATCCATTATTTGAAGACTATGCTTGGAGAACAGGCTTTAGAGAATTAAGGCCAGATGAGTCACTAAAAGAGGGTGATGTGCTATTAATGTCTATAATGTATCCAACTTTAAATCATGTGGCGATTTTTACAGAAGGTATGGTTTTACATCATTTAGCAGATAGACTATCTTGTAAAGAGCCTTACTCGGAATGGTTGTTAAAATGTACTGGTAAGAGGTATCGTTATGCTCAAAAAAGTTAAATTATATGGTGAATTAGCTGACTTTGTAGGTCATAAAGAGTTAGATGCTGTTATTAATACTACTGCTGATGCAATAAGATTTTTAGTAACTAATTTTGAAGGATTACACTCGCACATGGCAACTAGAACCTATCAAGTTCTTGTTGATAATTACGACATCGGAGAAGATGAAATACACCACCCTATAGGAAGTGAAAGTATAAGTATAGTTCCAGTAATTAGTGGTTCTGGTAGCTTTGGAAGAATATTATTAGGAGGTGCACTGTTAGCATTATCTTTTGGAGCGTTTGGAGCGTTTGGAGCAAATGCTTTAACTTTTGGTAAAGGATTTTCAGCTAGTTTCGCTGCTGCTAGTTTTGGAGCTAAAGCTGCTTTTGGTATTGGTGGAGCGTTAGTCTTGTCAGGCGTATCAGATTTATTATTTCCATTACCTAAATTTGAAGGTCTCGAAGAAGATCCACGAGTATCTTTTAGTTTTTCAGGAGTACAAAATACAGATAGAGCAGGAACCAGCATACCTTTATGCTATGGAGAAATTGTAACTGGATCTGTAGTTATATCAGCAGGTATAGACACACAACAAATTGTCGCAGGAGATTCATAATGGGTAAAATTATAAGAGGTTCTAAAGGTGGTAGAAATAGACAGCCTGTAAGGGCTGAAGATACTCTTAACAGTAAAGAGTTTGCTACGATCCAGGATTTACTATCAGAAGGTGAAATAGAAGGGTTTTCAACTCCATCTGAAAAAGGAATTGCTCGTAATAATGCTAATTATGCTAAAGCTTGTTTAGCTGATATTTTTTTAGACAATACTGCTGTTATAAATGTAAGTCCAGATGATCCTCAGTTCACTACTAAAATAGGTGCGTTAACTGCGAGTGATTTTAGTTTTCAGGATGTTACTTTTATTCCTAAGTTTGGTGAAAATAACCAAAAACCTGTACCTAATTTAGAGAACGCTAATTTAAACAAACAAACAACTACAATTCTTTCGGGTTCTGGTATTGTCACTACGACTGCACCTGTTGATTCTCCTAATATAAATTCAGGAAAACACGCAGTTGAAGTAACGATACAATTTTCAGGACTACAAAAATTTGAGGACAATGGAGATATTTTAGGAACAGAAGTTAATTATAAAATTCAACTACAAACTAATAATGGTGCATTTGTTGATGTAATAG